CATACAGAGTTGGATCGATTGGATTGTCTGTATCTGTTACACGAGCGAGAACTGACCAATCAGCCACTGCTTTGATGCTTTGGATTTGTTGCGTCATCGCTTCGTTCTCCTTGGTCAATTCTTGGATTTTAGCGATAGCGTTATTGTTGGCCTCAACAGACTTATCAAGCTCTTTCTTGATTGCCACGACTGCGCCAGATGTATCGAGTTCCATGCGCACGATGTTCAAGACTGCTTCAACAAGTGTCGCATCATCTTCGGTCATGCGGTTTGTTGGCAAAATTTCCTCGAATACACGATAAGGAAAGTCTTGCTTGATTGCTACCTTTGTTGTATTAGCTACTGCATCGTATGATTTAAATTGTACTTTATAATCCATTATTTAGTTACCTCGTTTTTATTCTTAATTTCTTCAAAAAGTTCTTGCAAATCGCTATCTGATGCAAGCACTGTGCGATACATTTTAGTTTCTTGTTCTAGTTGCGAATATTTTTCCTGCAAGTCGGCAAACCGAGCCTTAAATGCGATTTCACTGAGCGTCTTGTCACTCAATTGATTATTGAGTTCAGAGACCATTGAAAGTAAAATATTTTCGTCCATAATTATTCCTATCTATAGTTGTATTTAGATAGCACCCCACTGATGTGACTTTGTGCGGCACTGTTTTTAAGATCCCAGCCATATCTTTGCAGAACGCCAAAACATGTGAGCAGATCCCATAAATAAGTTCCAACGCTTCGGTGATTGCCGTCTGCTGTGTAGATCATTCTAAAGTCAGATGCGATCATTTCAGAGTGTGCTGTGCCATTTAGTGGTAAAATTCTTTGTTTACCAGCATTTTGGATGATCCAGCCCTGTTTAAACTCGCTGTGTTGCAAGTACATTTTATCAGCGTAAAATTTGGTGTAATCCTCAACATCTTTGTTTGTGCTGTTGTAAATTTCCATACCACTAAATGTTTTATTTCCACTATTCTCTGTACCGTCACGGTTTGATCCAATGATGGTTTTTGAGAATCTGTTCCCATTCTCGATATGCGTTCCATACCTGATAAATTGGGTTGGGAAATTGTTGAAAACTCGTCTAATAACTGCTGTATCAGTCAACATGTTCATCGCACTACTATCTAAATCAAATACTAAAGCTCCAGTATTTGATTCTAATCTTCCGCCTTTGATACGTTCAGCAGTGAAATCAATCGATGCCAATTGAGTGATAAAAGCCTTTTGTGAAGTCAATTCTCTGATAAACGCTTGATTAGTTACAAGCTTGTTGATCATTGCAGAATCAACTAGTAGCTTATCAGCAGTAACCGCATTTGAAGCGAGAATCTGAGTTGTGACAGAGCCGGATTCCATGTGGCCTGTCCGAACGCTCCGAGAAGCTAGATGACGGCTTGTGATTGAGCCATCAACTACCATGTCACCTTTAACCTTGATCAATTTTGCAATCAAAGCAATAGCTTCTGGTTCTTGTACCAACAATGAACTGATGGTTCTTCCGTTGATGCTCTTACCTGTACCGAATGAGATCTGACCATCTGTGATGTTGATGTCTGTTTTCTTGAGAACTCCATCGAATTGGCTGATGATTGTTGCCACTTGTCCATTGACTGTTTGTTGATAGTTTGCAAATCGCCCGTTAATGCTATCCTTAAAATCATCTAACTTGTCATTTAGAACAGAGTTTTGACTTGATAGCCTCATGCCGAATTCAGTTGAGAATGTTGAGAATTGCCCATCAATGCCTTGTTTAAATTCAGCAAGTTTTGAACTAATTTTAGAGTCGGTTGATGTTGAAATGGCTTCAAATTTTCTATTAATGCCAGCTACATCTTCGGTATATTGAGCTTTGGCGACATAACCTTGCTCAAGAATCTGCCTTGTTGCTTTTACAGCGTCTACAGCAGCTTTCTCAGAATAGGTCAGCATGCGCTGCTCAAGTTCACCGTTTGGGCCTGTTCTAATCTCTAATTTAGTTAATTGAGTAGACAGACCTTGAACCGTCTTCTCAAACGTAGCTTGTGCTTGCTCTATTTGATAATTTTGATCTTCTGGGGCTGGTCCTGCATCTGTTCTGGTAGTGCTTTGTGTTAACTCTACCTTTTTAAATGAAATTGAACCTGCTTCGCTATATCCGATAATGATGCGCCAAAAATCAAACTCATCGCTTTTTTCTAAAGAAGGAACAGAAACTTTGTACAATTGCCATTCATCGGTCAATTGAAATTGAGCAGAGATTCTTTCTCGATCGCCTCCAGATTTTCTATTTTCACGCAATGAAGCCCACATTGCACCTGACCCACTGTTTCTTTTAGCGTAGAAGGAAATAGTGTAAGGCTCGCCTTTTTCTAAATAGTCCAGAGCAATTGTTTTTTTTGTGGCCCAGCTTGGTGCAGTGCTAGAGAATAACTGTGCTTGCTTCCAAGTGTTTGTACTACCTGAAATAGTATAGACACCATTTTCTGATGTACCAGTTGAATCGCTTGAATCGCCATGAGCGAAGAACCACAGACCACGAGTGAAATCATAGTCTTCTGCATAGTTCCTTGAACCAACTTTCAGACTTGTGAATTCTTCTTTGAGACCATTCACTGTCTGTTCGACATAGGAGCGATCTGCTTTGCCACTTGTGACATTGGTCAGGTCAGAGATGGCTTTTTCAGTTGTCTGCTCAAAGCGTGATTGTGCGCCTTGGATTCCAGCAAATTGGCTTTGTGTCCGATCTTTGAAATCATTGATCAGTTTCTGGATATCAGCATCACTGGTCTTTAATTTGTCAGTAGTAGCTTGCAGCCCTTCCATTTTGACAGTGATGTCGCCATATTTTGCATTGAACTCTTGTGTAATTTCGTTCTTTGCTTTTTGACTTGCAACTTTAACCGTTTCGTCAACTTTGGCAGCAACTTCTTGCTTGACTTTTTCAGCCTTGTTCTTGGCATCTTCAATGCCATTATCCATATCAAGACGCATTACACGCATTTTTTCAGCAATTTCTGCGTTCTTGTTATCAATCAGCTCTTGGACTTTTCTGTTGTAGGCTTCTTGTTCCTCTGATAACTCTCTGACAGCTTCCTTAATAGCATTGAGTGAGTTACTTTGCGACTGACTTTTCAAAGTCTCATAATCACCGAGTTCTACTTCCGACTGGTCAAAATTGAGTTTGTCAATAGTGATAGAAAAGATGCGAGCTTCAAATGATAACTTTGCAGAATCTTTGACGATTGCAACACGGTCGCCTAACCAGATATCATCTCGTAGATCCAAGATACTTGCCTTGTATTTACGGATTGGGTTGTTGAGCCTCAAGAGTTCTTGATATGTCGCTTGAAGCAGAACTTCTTTGTCCTCAATTTCTTCATCGACAAACACACCCCAGCGATGTTTTAACTCACCATTTTGATAAAGCCCCTTATTTTCAATATCATCATTTAAAACGATGTAATTTTGCCCAGCAGGCTTATCAATAGGTTTACCGCTTGCCTTTGTCCAGACAATATCAGTAAATTCGATTCTTCGACCATATCCACCAGTGGCATTGCCTTCTGAATCGGTTGATTCTTCACCCTTACCACGACCGATCAGAGCAGTGACAACATTGTCAGAGTCTTCTTCCATCGTGACTTCGAGGGCATTGTTTCCGTACTCGAATTGCACACCAGAGTATGAACCTTGCCGATGATACAGATCAATGTAGCGATTGATGATCTTGTTTTCTACAAACTCATAGCGGACACGAAATTCGCAGTTAAAGGCCTCGATGATCTTTACAAGAGCTTCACGAGGGCTGATATAGTAGAAGTTGGTCTTATTTACTTTGGTAAGACCTTCTCTTTCACCTAACTGATAGCCTGTGCCTTCTAATGCCACGTTTAGGGCTTGGTCAGCAGTAACGCTTTGCAGTCGCTTGTCCTTGATAATTCGGACAGTTCGCAAGTCACTTTCTGCACGATCAAGGCCTTTAACAACATAATTGTCAGTCGTGGTCACTTCGTAGGCTTTAAACACCCCAAATTGAGTGCCACGCACGAAGAAACCAAAGAAGCGCATCTGTTTGATGATTTCTTTATCAATCGCTTCGATAGGCAACTCAAACTCTGCAGCATCAAACGTGTTGATTTCAATTTTATGAGTAAATTCGATTAGATCTTGTTCTTTAATGATGTGGATCAATTCTTCTTTATTGTTAAATAAATAAATCATTGATACACCTCACTATATTCAATCGTCAACTGACTTGATGGGGTCAATCTTAATGTATTAGCCCCTTTTTGCAAAGAGAAAAATCTGCTGTTCACCATATCGAAATTTTTAAGCTCATTTCTGCCATTTAGCTTGATCGTGCGTTCCTTCATGTCAATTTCAATGCGATTTCCTTGTGTATATGTACCCTTCAATCGAATGTACTTTTGCTGTTCGACATGTAGAAGATTGATTTCATTCACGTTAACACCAACCATAAAAGAAATCTTAGGAAACGTTTCTTTGCTTCCTGCATAATTGACTTGATTGCCAGTGACAGTCTTCTTATTCGTGAGTTTCTTTGGATCGTAACAGATCATTTTCAATTTAATGATTTGTTGGTTGCTTTCTTCGTCTGGAATGTCTGCGGATTCAAACTGTGCCTTATAGATTCGATCTGGTTCGTCACCAAATATCAAATCACTTGGCTCATTCGTATCTAGTAGCTCATTCAGTTTTTCAAATTGCAAACGGAAAGCAGAGTTGTTGATTCCAGAAATTAAAGCAGTGATCTCAATTTCACGCTCTTTGTAAGACTTGCGCCTGAAAACCTTGCCATCACGACCAGTCACATCAACTGTCTGATGTTCTTGGTCTACGACACCACGGCCAGAAATCATGACAGTCTGAAATGCTCCATTTGCGTTCGTAAGCTCACGTTCCAGCGTCTTGCCGTTGAAAGTAGTCTGGATTCCCATTTCATAGCTTTTCAAAATCTCGTTCGTATCTGTGAAATTATACATTTTTCCCCCTTTCTACTTTTTTCTAAAAAAGGCAAAGCCCTCATTTTATAGAGGACTTGTCTTTAATCTGATACGTTCTCTCTTACCTTGCGCAGTAGTGATGTCCTCTACGAACGCAGAGAAGGCACGGCCACCCAATTCAAGAGTTAATTGCATTGGTTTATTTTGACTATCCGCCTCTTTGATCTCGTGGTTGATTACTCCGTTGTAGTCAAAACCAGAACCAAGAGGATTGCTTGCAGTGTATTGAGAGGCATCGTCAATCAAATTCTCCATTGATTTTGATACTTCGGATGCATTGCGATCAATACCATCAGCCACACCAAGAGCCAAGAATTTACCGACATTGTCACGGAATAGCCGTGATGGACTGTGGATCTTAGCTTTAGCTTGCGCAGCACGTTCTGCCTGTGCAACGAGTGCATTTGCCGCAGCAGTTACTGCACCAAGAGCGGAATACATACCTTGAGCCAAACCATGACCAATCATGCTACCGACTGATCGCATTGTACCAACTGCAGCCATTCCAACTGCTTGGATAGCATGCATCATTGCATGCATCGCACTTCTAGCACTGCCGACACCATTTCTAATACCATTCGTGATATTTTGCGAGATCTGTTGTCCAGTTCTCTGTGCGATTTGGGCCATCTGCATACCGCTTGTGGTCATCGTCAACACCATGCGCATCATACCTGACTGGATAGCCATACTTGCTTGCATCATTGCCATTGTGATCGTCATGGTCATGCGTTGGAATGACATTGAAATAGTCGTCACGATATTATTCAAGATCGCTTGCATCATAGAGCTGACAGAGGTCATGGACGTTCTGATTGATGCCCCCATTTGCGTCATTGCTTGTGTGACAGAAATGTTCATCGTGGTCATGGCCATTCTTACACCAGTTGCCACGTTGTTCATCGAAGTCGACACAACTGTACTCATACTTGCAAAGCCTTGAGATAGCGCAGATCTAGCTTGTTGGATTCCAGTATTAACCGCAGCAACAACTTGCGACATCGCTGTACGCATAGCATTACCGAGTTG